CCCTGATCTGTTATCATTAGCTGCTTCTCCTTTCAATTATCTTATTTTGTATTATTACAAACTAATAAATGACTAATATTTTTATGCCAGCAATTGCTATTATCTTGCTAAAACACATCCACATAGTGCTTTTAATAGACCGTAGATATAACTTTTTATAAGTATGTAAATAATTACAAGTAGCCAACATATAATGGTCAATGTGTTTATAATCATATGCTTCACCTCCTATTATTCTTGCTCATATGAGTCCAATATTTTACGAACAGCATTCATATGATTTTTGACATTTAACATATCTTCATCATGAAT